CAACCTGGCAATTTCCCCCGCCACTGATGCCGCAAGCCCCGAACTCTCTGTTTCAGAATCCAGCCATGGCGCTTTATCTTCATATAATGCGGACCATCGTTCTATATGTGCCGCCGTTTTCCCACTCATTGCATAATCAATCTGCTCATCCTTGTCCAGGATCTTACGCAATGCCTGATACATATTCGTATAATTCATATTAATCACCCGTACCTGATGAGCTGGCTGATCAGCCGCTCAAATGTATATTCAAAACTATCCAGTGAATCAATATCACTGGTTCCATCATCAAGTCTGACATTCTTCGTCAGTTCTTTTGGGTCCCAAACCGCTGTGCATAAGGCCGTAACAAGACTGTCGCACTCTCCGTCCATGTAAGCAAAGCGTCCCTGTGCCATCAATATTGAAGTGGCATTAATACGGTCATTAATCTCCGTTTTCAACGCATTCTCTACTCTGATCCATCCAAGTCCATTCTTCTTTAAACTGCTTCTTATACCAGCGATCAATGTCTGTTCTGCGCTGTCTGCATAAACTACTGTGATAAAGCCATATCGGCTCAATATCCTCTGGCAAAAGTTGCAGAACATCTTACCGAGCATATCCGGATCAATTTCTATTGGATTTCCGCTCTCATCCTTACAGCTAATCCATTCAGATGCCAAAGGTACGACTTTCTGGAACCCCCTTGTAATCGCTGTGGCTGTAAAAGAATGTCCGGAACCGGATCCCCCAAAGTCAATGCCAAGATTGATTTCCATGATGTTCATGGGCTTTTCCTTCATGGCAAAGCCAAATTTCTTTGTGCTGATATCGTCCGCAAATCTGCGATAAATCAAGCCATTTGCCACAACACGCATTCCCTTGATATCACGCATATACCAAATCGAGTTAACATCATAGCGGCTTTCAATCTCGTGAAGGCGCTCTTCTGTGATGTTGATATTGTCATAGATGGTACAATGCATATAATTGTATCCGCCCGGAAAAGCACCTTCTTCCTGCTGCCTTTGGTACCTGTCAATATACTCTGAATAAATAGGCGCTCTTGGATTATCTGGGTTAAGGTCCCAGAATACTTTCAGCCGCTTGGCTGCCAGCTGGCGGTTAAAGGCCTCTTTGATAGTATTATCATGGTGAAGGTTGATCTCAGTAGCAATCCACATACCATAGGAGTTACCACGGATTTTTTTGTAGCTGTCTTCCTTGGCTCCGCCTGCGAAAATTACAATCTTCTGCCTGTTATGGGTTGCTGGTCCTTTGATAAATAGCGCTTCATTACCTTTGTATTTTCCCCAATGGCTCTGACCACGAAAGATCCACTCAAGTCCCATCCCATTACAGTCACCAATGTTCATTTTCGCATTTGCCATTGTAGATCCCGTTGCCAGGTGAATCTTGTCAGGCGTGGTTTTCAACTCATGTGCAAAAGCAAAAACATTATCAACTGTTTTGCCTGCACGAACAGCCCCCTCTGCCACGTTGTAGGAGCATTCCCGGCATTTGCGGATATATTCTTTATGTTTTTCCGAAAAGTGGAAAAGAATGGTTTTCTTACTGGTGAAATTATTCGTTGGCGCCATAGATCTCACCCTCTATATCACCTAAGTCTTCAATTTCCTGGTTATTGCCAGTGAGCTTATCGGTCTGAGCTTTCATCTGTGCGACTTTCGCCTTCTGTTCCTCAGTTCCCAGGTCCATGTGATCAGATAACCACTGTAGAGCTTTCATTCTATCCGCAAGTTTGATGCTGGAACCATTCTTTCCGTGCTTTACTTCACTTATGATAGTCCCATCCACCTCTGAGGAATCCCGGAAATGGATTATATTTACGGTTTCGGTAAGCGGCTTCTTTTCCCCGGTCTGTGGATCTTTAATCTGTACCGGTCCGTACATAGCCATTACAGGTGCTTCCTCTGTTCCGAATTTTACATAATCTGTGATGTCTGAAAATGCAATATCCATGTACTTCTGGAATATGTCTGCTTCGGATAGAAATTCTCTATTAAGGCGTTCCTGTTTTAATCGTATAATTTCTTCTTTTACCTCAACATTTCTCAACATCCTGCTGCCGCTTCTCATTGCCGCTTCATAATTGCATCCATATGCTTTCTGATACGCTTTTACAGCATTGAAACTTCGAATGTAATAAACACAAAAAAGCCGCTGTTTATCGGTCAATTCAGGGTTTTCTATCACCTGCTCAACTTCTCTTTCAGACGGCTTCCTTTTTTTTGTTTTTTTCTTATCCGAACGTTCGCTATTTTTATCCGAACGTTCGTTATCCCATTTATGGGTACATTTCCACCTTCGAACAGTGCCTTCGGGAAGATTTAACCGACTTGCGATTTCGACCAGTTTCTCGCCTTGCAAGTACAGTTGTCTTGCCTGTTCTATTCTCTTATCTGGGGCTCTGGCCAATCTCACTACCTCCCGTTTATTTTTATATGATAAATCACAGTCCTGCCGGCACCATAAGCGATAACCGATTGCTACCACTGAAGGAGTGTTAACACGCATACGCCGTATGGAAACGTATTTGTGCTGGTGCCGTGCACGCTGTACGAAAAATTGCATACTAAAAGGCACCTAACTGCTGCCAGATGCCTTTCTGCAAGTAAGAGCTTATTGCTACGGGCATGGGCTTGCCCGATTGGGGCGAACGGAATCGAACCGCCGCGCGCTGGATATAAGCCAGTTGCTCTGCCGCTAAGCTACGCCCCACTGCTGCCAGGTCTGCTTCCTGACAGTGCGCTCATAAAAGGAGGATTCCATCTGTTCTTTTTGAAATCCATTGTAATGATATCATAAACAAATAGTGTATTTCCATGTACTCTTTCAGATTTTGAAATTTTGTAATGCCCGGCCATGGATTTTATGTATCCATCTCCAGGTGTAATTCATTCGTAAAGCCACTTCCTCCCATTTCAGTCCTGTTATGTATCTCAGTCTCAGAACTTCCTGCTCGTCTTCGTTCTCCATCTGTTTAATCTGTCTCTCTATCTTCTGATAACATCTGGCCTTTTCCAGTCGTTCTGCCTTCAGGAGCTCGATCTGTTCATCCAGGATAGCTATGTAGTCTGACAGATCGGACTGACTGCTGCCTTTTGGCATCCCGTCATTGGCTATGGAAGGAAACATCTTGTCTGACCTCAGTCTCTGGATCTCGTCAAGGATATCTTTTTCTCTTTTTACTGCCCTCCGGTAAGATCTCAGGTATTCCTTCTTTTCTTCATTTTCTTTCTGGATTTCTGTTTCCATCGGTATCCTCCCCTTTCTGATGCTTTTAGCCGGGAGCGTAATGTTCCCGGCTTTTTCTGTATTTCTTTTATTTATCCGCAATCACAGCATCCGCTCCCTGTACTGTAACCCAGCCATTTTTATAATGTGCTTCTGCTTCTTTCATCTTGATCAGCTCATCTGTAATGGATGCACTGAGTTCTTTATTTGCCTCTGCCTGAGCTTTTGCTTTGGTCTTTGTATTCTCGGCTTCGGCTGCTGCTTTGACCTTGGCTTTCTTTGCATCCGCCTCTGCCTTGGTTAGTTCGATCTGAGCATCTGCTTCCGCCTGGAGCTTTTCTGTTTCCTTCTGGACTTTTACCTTTTCCTGTTCTGCCTGGGCCTGCTGTTTCTCCTGTAAAGCTGTCACTCTGTTATCAATAGCCTGTTTCAGCTTTTTATCCGGATGAACGTCTACGATAGAAGCATCCAGGACTTCAATGCCGTATTTTTTGTGAAAATCCTTGTTAAGATATTCCGTGATGGCATTGTTCAGTTCGGATCTGTTTCCGGAATAGATGTCCATCATGGAATAATCGGTTGTAACCTCAGAAATCTTTGACTTCAAAACAGTTTTGACACGGTTTTCGATAATATCTTCTCCGTCCATTCCTTTGAATCGCTTGTATGTATCAATCACTGTATCCGGATCGTATCGGTAACTCATCTGGAAAGATACTGCAATACTGGCATCATCTGATGTGGCCACCTTGAAGGAATCATCTTCTTTACTACCTTCTCTCTTATCTTTTGTAAGAACCAGAATTTCGTTACTGGTGCTGAATTCCTTTACCTTGTTCATCGGTGCAATAAAATGCATTCCCGGAGTGAGTACTGTATCCTGTACTCCGTCTTTGTAGTTATAGACGATACCAACTTTACCAGTACCGATAAAATCCATTCTTGATGCAGTGTATCCTCCTCCAAGAACTGCTACTGCCGCCACGATCCCGATAATAATCTTATTTTTCATTTCTGTTCTCCTTTTCTTTGATAGCTTCTTTTACCTTGTTGTATGTTTCATCTTCAATCTCAAACTTCTTCTGCTGCCGCCTGATTGACAGGATCACTCTGCTTCCAATCCAGGCCAGCACCAGGGCTGCGATTCCGAACACCATGCCGGAACCAAGAAATATTACCCACATACTACTCACCCCCCCTCTGTGGCCACTCTTTTCCTGTTTTCTTATCTCTCAGGCCCATGATTTCAAGTCCATGGAGCCCTGCTACAGCATTTAACGCGCAACTGACATTGTAAATGTGTGTCGGCATCCGGCCTGCTGCCCGGACTGCCTTACCGGCTGTCGGATCCGGATAGCCTTCGTTGTTCTTATAACTCATTCAATCATCTCTTCCTTCCAGATATGTTGTAATAATTAATGTGCTCATTACTATTGTCCACATTATGTTTCCTCTAACCGCAAACCATCCTAACATGACATACGAAATTACTATTAAACAGAATCTCATGTTTTCTTTATCTCCTTCCAGTCTTCCGGCAAAAGATCTGATGTACCAGGACAATTCTGATATAAAACGCATCTATTACAGGTACCATCCTCACTGTCCGGCTGGCTTCTGCAAAACTGGATCAGTGTGTTATAGGCTGCTATAGCCAGCTCTGGTGTAATATCCAGTTTCTTCTCATGTTTTTTTATTTTGACCTTTTTCCCTGCTGGCCAGTGATGTTCACAGGAATCTTCGTCTTCTACAAGGATTCCTTTGCGATCACAGAGGTCATCGTCGTTGTTGATACAGGTTTTGCATGTATTTTCCATCATTTTCTCCTTGCTTTTCTATATTCTCTGCTTGCAGATCGGAACATCATCAAAAGCATTTCAGGTACAGATTTTGTACGGTTATGCCTTTTCGCTTTCCTAATGCAGGCCAATTCATTTCCGTCAGGGGTGTATATTCCAACATAATGAGGAACTTCCTGGGATACTGCTGCATATACATCCGATGGCATGACTAAATAATTATAATCGCCCAGAAAGTTCAGGCCATGGCCTGAACGGAAGTCCTCAATGGAAGATTTAACCTCGTAGCAGTAGAAATCTCCTTTTTCTATTCCAGAAACGCTATTGTTCGCCGGTACAAAGCGCATATAATCTACTCTGACCGCATGATCTGTAGAATAATCAAATGTGACTTCTTTTGCCCAATAAACGCGAGGATCGTTATATGCATTTATTTTCTTCTCAGTCATAGCTGATAATTCTGCTGTAATTTCAGGTCTTTTCACTCTGTAATTCCTCCATTTCTCAGTTTCTGGCAATTCTGGCCAACTTTTTTCTTTCTGCCATAATCCAGTTGAAATTCTCTACGTTTCTGGTATTCCGGTCATATTCCATGTTTCCAAACAGGTCATCCAGCATCTTGTCCAGTCTATCCCACTTCTTTTTGGTCATTCCAATTCCGGTGAAAATCTGGAACAGGAATACGTCTGGGCCGCCAATCGGGTAAAAGGCGGATTTTTTCTTGAATAACTTCTTTTTCTGCCTTTTATTCATCATCAACCACTTCCATTTCGCATCTTTCAATATAGTCTTTTGTCAGCGGCATCGAATAACAGAAAGGTTCACATCTGCTGATTTCGTCTGTAGGAGCAACTTCATAATGCCATCCGATTACTTTATCTGTTATGGTTCCAGACTCGGAATTTCTTACGCCAAACTCGCCGAACACTGCTTTCACAAGATCCTGGGGATTTCCATGGCACATTAAGATACCGTTTTCCCATATCTTCCGGCCATTCTTATCAGTTAGTCCTGTGAATCTGCAAAGTGTTTCGGGAATGATTTCTGTCTGATATACTTGCATTGGCAATCCCCAGTCTGTCGTTCTTGTAAAAATAATGAAATGATGTATGGGAACTGGATTTTTCTCATAATCTTCCTTGAAACAGTACACTGTTTCTTGTACTTTGTAATAATATCCTTCTATCCATGTTCCAGTATCGGCTCTCCTTGCCTTAAAAAGAATATCTTTCATCTATTTCTCCCTCCCTGCTACCCTCAGCATCCATATCCGGTACCTATCCCATTCTGCCAGTAGTTCAAAGTCAAGCTTCCTGCTTAGTTTCGTGTCTTCCGGGATAATCCGATATTTCTTATTTACGAGAGCATAGTTTTCTACTGCCTTGTAGACATTCCGTTTTGTGGTGCCGGTCTTCTCTGCCGCCTGCTGACAGTTAAACAAATCCTCAAAGACCTGTTTCCCGTTCTGGTCTACTATCTTGTACAGTTTTTTTCTTCCTCGCATTGATTTCCCCTATCTCTACCGGATCAAGGTAGTTCCGGCCGAATATCTCCATAAATTTCTTGTGACTGTGCTGCTTTTCAAATTCTCTCTGAGCCATACGCTGTACTTCGTGACGAATCCGGGCATTGTTGTGGATAGCTTCCGGGCCATAAATGTGATGATCTCGGCACAGGTATATTTTCAGTCCGTTCTCTTCAGAATTTGTCCTATTGGGTCCACTAAATACATGGTGTTCCTGAAGAGTGCTATGCTCAGACCAGTTATCATGAAGCATAATGCACAGATAACACGTCCTGCTCTTCTTATCATGTAAAATACTTGGTGGATGGTGTTTTTTCTTTTTCTTACTTTTCGGTTTTGGAAATAACATTTTGCCCCTTTCCGGGGAGGTCAGGGCCTCCCCTTATGTATTTGTGATATATCTGGATTTTGAAAGCACCCTTTATTCAACCCATGGACGTCCTTTTTTGTCCACTTTTCCACACAGCCATTCTTCCCAGAAACTGATTTCTCTCAGCCTAGAGAACGGTACGTTTCCAAACGTCTTCATCGCCGCGACCATGTAATCTGCCCACCCGTATAAAGTGAGTGTTTCAAGATACTCTTTTCGGGTTATCGCCTCTTCTAAGTATTTTTTCTGTTCAGTTTTTTCTGGTTCCTGTACATTTTCATGTGATTTCCGTATCGATTCTTCTGGTTTCCGTATCGATTCCTCTGATTTCTGATTCATTTCCGGATATTCTGGTTCTTTTACCGGCTCTGGAAGATATTCCGGATGCTGGTCGATACTATCCTGCCCTGGAATCTGGTCTTCCTGTTGCGCCGGCGCAATCACCGGCTCTTCAAATGCTGTCTTTGAAGTATTTTCTGAAACCATTCCGGTGATATCACCGCTATGCTCTGATGTTTTCGGTTCCACGGGTTCTTCCTTTTTCTGGGTTGTTGTTTCCTCATCCAACATTGCCCCGAAGCTTTTTTCCCATGTATGGTTTCCTGAAGCATACTCATCAAACAAACTATGCATCACATCAAGGAAATATCGATACGTGATATCCACCGGTGTCTGACCAAAGACCTTGACCATGATTCCTTTTGCTTCCTCGTAAAACATCAGATATACAGTACCTTTCCGGTAACTCCTGCTGCCGGACGGGCTGATCATCTCCGCCAGGCCCTTTGGCTCTATATCTGAGCTGTATACTGCATTGAGGATATCTTTATTCTCCCTGAAAAACTCCTGGATCGTTGCCTTCAGCTTTTCCTCCGGGCTTTTTGCGTTCTTCCAGTCCAAAAGCTGTGCCGGGTCTGCTTCATTTTCTTTCTCAAATCTCTGAAACTCCCGGATATCTTCCCGCTTTACCTCCGATGTGAACATCTGCCGGTCTGTTTCCGGTATCTGGGTGAGCTCTATTAACTGGGAAAAGTTGAAATCTCTGTACTGTTCCTTTAGCTCCGGAGTATCTCCCTCTACGGAATAGGTTTTATACACCTTCATGAAACGGCTGACGCCTGACCGGTTCATGCCATATTCTGCTGCTGCAAATTCATTAATTGAGCTGTATCCATCGTTTTTATAAGCTCCTGACTGGTCAATTCTGGTCAGCTGCCATCCAATCCGGACAAAGCTCTTTACGATACCCCCAAGATTGTTCTTGATATCATTTTTGCTCTGGATATACTCATCCATACTCAGCTGTATATATTCCATGTGTCCCTCCTTATGCGATCACTGCCGCTATCTGGTCTTTTTCCTTTAATGCTTTTATGTATCTTCTCAGATGCTTTTCTATCCTGAGTTCATCCGGCTTTGTATCCCTGATCCCATACCACTGCTGGATCTTTGTTCCGATAATCTCTATAGTGATGTACGGTGTTTCCGGTGCGATTCTTGAACGCAGGAAAAGAATTGTGCTCTGGCCGGTGTTGTGTTTATTCAGATAACTGTCCCCGCCGACACAGTGATGGAGGATTCTTCCTTCTGCAACGATCTCTTCTGCGGATCTTGCCGGCCGGATCAGATAATCCTCGTCTTCGTAAAAATATTGGTTCCTCAGACTCCTATAGTTCTTTCGGATGTCCGGATACTTCTCGCTTACTGTCTGTTCTCTCTTGCGGATCTCTTCCGCATTTGTCTCAACGACCATCTGGTCATGGGCAAGCCTCAGATCTCTCGGAAAAAGGAAAATCTGGTTATGCAGATCATACCCTCTCTGTATCCGCATATGCAGATAATCCACATAAGTGCGGGTTACACCGCTTACGGCACCTGCCGCCCTTCCGCACATGGGTTCCTGCATAGTATCCGGGATCTCACACCCGGAATACTGCTCTATCCTGTGCATGAACTTTGCTACTGTGGTATATTTCAATATTTCTTCCAGATCGTTCTGCCGTACCTGACTTTCCGCAAGAAATACGCTTTCCTGTACTGTCAGGTGGAGTCCCATCCGCTTCTCCATCTGCCACATTTTCAGATAATCCAGATTCCCCTGCAAGGTCTTCAGATCCCTGAGTCTTCTTTTGTAGACCCCAAGAAAGCATTCCGGCTTTATGGCATCCTGATCTGCAATAATCCCGCAGTAGCACGCTACTATGGATTCCGCTATATGATATAATCCCATTTTCACAAGCATCTCTATCTGCGGCAATTGGATATATCTTTCGAGGTATTCTTTCAGGTTGTACATGATCTTATGTTTTCCATACATCTCCGCTGCCGAATATCTCAGGAATGTGGTCCGGAGTTCTTTATAGCTTTCCGGATATATCTTTGCTGCTTTGATCGAAATGTTGTTCATTCCGTACAAATTGCAGTCATCCCAGAATTCTCCGGAGTAAGAACTAAATTTATGATAATCTGTCTGTGGCCTTTTTCCTTTTTCCAGGTAAGTCCTTGCGATCTCAGTTATGATCATCTTTTCGCCTGCGCCTATCATGATCTCTTTTTCATCCAGGAAAGTATCCAGTCTGTATGTTTTTTCTATCTCCACATATCTGATCACTGCTCCATCATCCTTATATCTCTGTGCAATAAAGCAGTTCATCCCATGCCCCCATACTCCTTTGGTCTTTCCCTGGGCTTTATACACCCCTGTAGCACCACAATGAGGGCACATTCCCACCGAATCATGTTGCGGGACCGGGATTATCTTTTCAAACTGTCCCTCGTAGGTGTCTTTGCTTCTGACCGCTGCCTCCGTCACCTGTCCGCATGCAGAGCAGGCTATATCCGCATATCTTCCATGACGCTTGTAGTACAGGAAGTGTTCTGTTCCGATGCCTGTTTTTTTCGCCCAGTCTTCCAGTCCTTTCGGAAGCGGCGGGGTGTTCTGTTCCCGTTCTTTAAGCCTGTCCGCACGTTTGTCTTCCCTTTTCCGGACTCTTTGTGCTTTAATGTTGTGGATCAGACTCTGCAGGGCACCTACCCAGGTGGTGTATTTCCGTTCCCACGTATTTCCAGTAAACTTCCACACCATATCTCCCTGGGGCCTAGCCATATAACACTTGTTGTCTCTTTTTTTGCAGTTACTGCCGATCTTTTCCCTTTCTTCATCCAGCCCTGCTGCCGACCAGACGCCTGCATCCGGATAATACAAGCCCCAGTCCTTCTGGGTAAACACCATCCGAATCCACGGGGTCTGCAGCTCCCGTTTTTTGTTTTCGTAAACTTCAACAAACAGATGGCTCTCTCCACGGAGATCCTGAAAAAATGCAACTGCTGTGTTACGATACTGTTTGTCTACCCTGACACCGCCCCGGAATGGGATCTTTTCTATCTCCTTTTTCTTCATTTCCTGCTGCCTCCCAGATAGTAATCACGGATCAGTTTTTTTGCGGTACCCATGTCCGGATCTCCGAAAGTTACTCTTCCGGCGTTGACTCCTGCAGCCTTTATGATATCCTTGTCCACAGGTACCTGGTTCTTAAAGGCATACTTCAAAAGCTCAGCGATACACTGTTTCAGGCTCTTTCCTTTCTTCCGGACCTGGTGTGCGACCATCTCATCTTCCATACAGAGCCCACGGATATATTCCACCCAGTCGTTCATCAGACCGGCCAGCTTCAGGGATCCACACTCCACATCCAGTTTCCCCATTGCGGCAGTCACCGCGTCGCAAAGATACGGGATATCACCAGACTGGTACATCTCAACGTAATCTTCCGGGATGCCGTTCTCTTCTGCCATCACTTTCAGGCTCTGAAAATCTCCCTCGTTCAGCAAGTTCTCTGCAAGCTCATTGATCTCCCTGCAGCTACTCATCTCTCCAAATTTTTCGAACATTTACATCTTCTCCTTTCATTCACTTCATGCATTCTTCCCGGGCTTTATCTGTCAAGTGCTGTAATTTACAGTGATAACAGAACCAGTCCAGTTCTTCCTGTGACAGATCCTCCTGTCTGTGGCAGCACAAGTTATCACAGACATAAGTTTCCAAGGCCTCAAGACATTCATCTATTTCATCACATTTACTTTGTCCCATTTTTCCTCCCTGTTTAATAATGGTATCCTGACATCTGCTGCATTACTTTTCGCTCGGTTTGTTTTTCCGCGCCTTTTTCACATCTGCCCATTGTCATCTGTTCCCGGAGCCAGCCGGAGTAACTGTGTTTATCAGTCTTTGCTGTCATTTCCAGATGGTGTTTTTCCATCAATTCCCAGATTTCTATCCAAAGATCCGCGTTTCGGATATGATTTCCTTTGGAATCCTTCCATCCCGTTTCTGCCATCTCCGAAATCTTTGCAATGTGGGCCGCTACGTAGGCATCTTCCGTATGCACGCAGATCCTGCTTGTTTTCGTGATCCTGGATAATGCAGCCACAAGGTTCTGAAGGTTTGCGCTGTGGTAAGTTCCGGAAATACAGCTGAATCCTTCCACTGTCCTGGTTGCGCCGGCGCAAATCGTCTCAAGGACGTATCCGCATCTTCTTTCTGTATTCTTCTGTACTTTTCTGTCCGTTTCCAGATATACGTCTACCTTCCACATTTCTCTCACCTCAGATCTGCAGTTTTATGCAGGTATAGTGCCGGTACGGGAACCCTGTAACCGGATTGATCCCCATATGTACGGATTCCGGATCTATGTAGTACCCCTTTGGGGCTTTGGGATAGATCATGTGTCCATACTTGTCCACCAGACTTCTACGGCTGATCACCTTCTGTTTTGGTTCTTTGCGGACCAGGTTTCTTGAAGGATGATATCGTTTCACCCCTTCCGGTTCCCATTCTTCCAGCGGCTTAGCTATATATTCCGCCAGATCCGCAAATCCTACGGTATCATTGACAGAACGGATATTGATATGTCCTTTGGTCCACAGCTCCGTAAATATCATGTCTGTGCCTGTATTTTCTGCCTGGATCCGGTTCACCAGGATGTGGACATGGGGTCCTCCCCTCTTTCCGATCTGCAGGCGGTATATGTACTTCAGTTCTTTTCCAAGCTTCCGATATCTTTTCCTTACTTTCTTGATCAGATCCGTCACATCCTTTTTCATCTGTTCCCATGCAGGTCGGTCCCCTTTCCGGTATGTGATCGTCATCCAGTGGTCATATTTTTCAAAGTTCCACTTGATCAGCCTTCTCAGGTCCCGCTCTCGCTTCCACTTGTTCTGCCTTTTGATATCCTCCGGAGAAGCCTTCTTTCTCTTCTCCCTCTTCTGTCCTCTGGCTCCATACCGTCCTGTGTGTTTTTCCTCTATCTCCATGGATTCCCCACAGTCCCATAAGTGCCTTACATACGCATATCTCATATCTCACCTGGTCCTATCTCTAATACTCCTTATCAAGCCTGTAAGGGGACTCATACCCCAAAAATAAATACGGGTTTTCGCCCGTGCTGCTTGACTGTTATCCGCCCAGATGCTATGATGTTATTGAACGTTTACATCTGGGGATTTTTCCCTTTGCCAGCACAGTGCAATGTGCTGGCATTTTTTATCTTCTTTTCTGATATCCCGTCCCGACCACGGCCACAAACGCCACCTGCCAGAACAGTCCAGCCATCAGAATCATCTCTGCCGGACTTCTCCAGTTCCAGAACGGAAGGTTTGCTGTCGGGAGCGCGATAAAAAGGGATATGATCGCATCTCGTTTCATGGTTTCCTTACCTATCAATCCTTTCAATCTCCACGAATCTCTTTGCGTTAATGAAATACGTCCATCTGTTTTCTGATGTATGTATTGCATAGCCCCACGGGAATACGCCCTGCTGTAAGCCTTTTCTTACGGTATCGTGATTCATTCCCAGCAGTTGTGCGGCTTTCACAACGTCCAACCGCGGGATAGTTCCTTTTCGGGGGATGCGGAATGGCACCGGATTCTCTTCGTTTTTGAAATAATCTGGATTAAGTCCCAGGGATATAGCTATATCGCTCTGGACTTTTTCTGATGGGATCTGTTTTCCTGACAGGTACTGACTTATGGAGCCTTTACTTTTTCCTGTCATACCTACAACCTGTTTCTGATTAAGGTCAAGATCCTGCATAGTTTCTTTTAATTTCTCGGAAAAACTCATTTCTGTTCACCTCCAACCTTGTGTTTATAGAATTTTCACTACTTTGTCGAACGCTTTTTCTTGTGTTTTCAACAGTACACTCCTATTCTGTATATACAGGGTGCTGACACACCCGAGTACATACGGAAGGAGATGTATATATGTTAAGTCCAGATTCCATGAATTTTATGGAGCACCTTGCCGAGCTGTATAAATCAACCGGTGTCAATTCTTTCGATTTTATTGAATACATGGATGTTCCTAACCACTCAGCTGCACTTGAAGAATTGATGGCTAAGGGATATGT